CTACTAATATTTTACGTAGAGGTATTGGCAAACCAGTTAATGTAACAGATCGTCGCAGACGTAAGGATAAGCACCCAGTGCTGTTAAAAAAGTTTAGAAAGTATACGGAAATGAATGAAATGAAAAGTTTTAAGAAATACATTGTTGAAGATACACTAAACGAAAATGCTCTTAAAGCTTTACGAGTTGCAACTAAAGCACATAAAGGCCAGTCTAGGAAAAGTGGCGGAGAATATATCGACCACCCTAAAGAAGTTGCTCGGTTTGTAAAGCAATTTAAAAAATCTAATAATCTTTCTGCAATGATCCAAGCAGCATATCTACATGATACGTTGGAAGACACTGACACAACTTATGCTGACTTAGTTAAACAGTTCGGTGCATTAGTAGCAGATATGGTTCAAGCATTGACTACAGATAAAGAAGCATCAGATGCTATTGGTAAAGGTGAATACATTGCTAATAAAATGGCTAAGATGTCAAGCTGGGCATTAGTGATTAAGTTAGCAGACCGGCTTGCTAACGTACAAGATATTGATACAAGGCCCGCTGACTTTCAAAAGAGATATGCTGACCAGACGAGATTAGCATTAAAACGTCTTAGAGCAGATAGATATCTAAGCAAAACTCATAACAAGATTATGAGTGCTATTGAGAAAAAAATTAAGGAATACTAAACTATGGCTAAGCTATACTTAATTCTATTTCTTGCTACATTGATGAGTGGAGTTGGGTATGCTGGCTACAGTTATTATATGTGGTCACAAGAGACTATGAATACACTACGAGAAAATAATGTAAAGTTGAAATCAGCAGCAGAGACCCTCCAAGCAACTGTAGAGAAGATTACTGCTGATGCAAAGAAGAACGAACAACTAAATAACGATTTAACCAAACGATTGCAGCAATCACAACAACACTTGGATAAGCTTAGAGGTGTGTTTGCTAAAATTGATTTGACTATGGAGGCATTAACCAATGCACAAGGACTTGAAGATAGAGTTAACGCGGCAGTTGGAAAACTCCTCTCTCGCATCGAAAGCGAAACTACCCCTCCTTCTGATGAGCTCGATCCTACTAATGGGGTGTCTGGGGAGAACTCAGGAACCACAAGTAGTAGTAACAACTAAGTATCAAGAACAGAATATCCCTATTCAGGAAGCCCCTAAAGCTGTACAGTTTCCTCCTGTAGACTGGTTCGTTATTACAGAAGAGAACCTAGAAGCAAAGATTGCTGAGATTAATACCAAAACAGGTAATGTAGTGGTGTTCGCTATTACTCCAAAGGGGTATGAGAACCTTGCTCTAGGCATTGCAGAGCTTCGTCGCTATGTAAAAGATCAGCAAGCTATTATTGCTTACTATGAAGAAGCATTAACTCCAGATCAGCCGCAATCTGAGACTTTATCAGAAGAAAATTAAATATATTTTTTTTCAAAAACACGTGAAATACCTGTTTTACAATGTTTGATTTTAATATATAATACACTAATAAAATAACAACAAATTAAACCTGCGTAGGAATATGCTTACGCAGGCATATATACTTTTCCTGAGAGGTCAATAAATGCTAAAAGTCGTTCAGTCAAACCGTGAAGTAGATACAAGACATATTATGTCGCAAGCTAAATTTTATGAAGGGTATAGTAGATGGGACGATAATAAAGAGAGATATGAATCTTGGGATGAATCAGTATCACGTGTAATGGAAATGCATAGAGGTTTTTATGTAGATAAAATGTCTCCAGAACTATCTCTATTAATTGACGAAGCAGAAGCAGCATATAAGCTTAAGTATACTCTCGGAGCCCAACGTGCTTTGCAATTCGGTGGTGATCAACTGATTAAACATCAGATGAAAATGTATAATTGTACATCTACATATGCTGATAGACCAAGATATTTCTCTGAATTGTTATACATTCTGCTCTGTGGTGCAGGAGCTGGCTTTTCAGTGCAAAAGCATCATGTAGGTAAACTGCCAGATTTACAAGAACGTAAGAAGCAAGCTAAAGGGTGGGTAGTAGAAGACTCAATTGAAGGCTGGGCTGATGCTCTTGGCGCTCTTATGTCATCATACTTTGTTGGTGGAGGTCAGTTTCCAGAACTGGAAGGTCGCAAAGTATATTTCGACCTAAACCAAGTTCGTCCTAAAGGTGCTATGATTAATGGAGGCTTTAAAGCCCCCGGTCCTGAACCGCTCCGCAGAGCTCTCGATAAGATTGAGCACCTAATACAGACTCGTATTTTAGCTGGTGAAACCCGTTTACGTCCTATTGACGTGTATGATATCTCCATGCATGCAGCAGATGCTGTGCTTGCTGGTGGTGTTAGACGTTCTGCTACTATCGCTTTGTTCTCATATGATGATACTGAAATGATGACAGCTAAAACCGGTAATTGGTTTGTAGACAATCCTCAGCGTGGTCGTTCAAACAACTCTGCTGTAATTGTACGTGACGAGATTAGTAAAGAAGACTTCTCTAAGTTTATGAGCTCAATTAAAGAGTTTGGAGAGCCAGGATTCTACTTTGTAGAAGATAAAGACTTCACAACTAATCCTTGTGTTGAGATTGGCATGTATCCTCAGATTGATGGTAAGTCAGGTTGGCAGGGATGTAATCTAACAGAAATTAATGGTGGTAAATGTAATACTCCAGAAGAGTTCTATAAGGCTTGTCGTGCAGGTGCTATTATGGGCACTTTACAAGCTGGGTATACAGACTTTAAATATCTTGATGAAACAAGTAAAGAGATCTTTGATAGAGAAGCTCTGTTAGGAGTTTCTGTAACAGGTTGGATGAATAATCCAGAGGTACTCTTAGATGCTGATATTCAACATCGAGGAGCAGAGATTGTAAAGCAAGTAAACAAAGAAGTAGCTGCTCTTATTGGTATCAATCAAGCTGCTCGTACTACATGTGTTAAACCTTCCGGTAATGCTTCTGTATTACTTGAGACTGCATCTGGTATTCATGCAGAGCATTCACCTCGCTATATTCGTCATATTCAGCTTAACAAAGAGACAGAAGTTGCTCAATTAATTGCAAAGACTAATCCTTATATGGTAGAAGAGTCTGTATGGAATGCTAACAATACAGATTACTGTGTAGCATTCCCTATCATTGCTCCAGAAGGTTCTCTATATAGAGATGAGCTATATGGTACTGACTTATTAGAAAAGGTATCACTAGTACAGAATAACTGGGTAGAGGCGGGGACAAACGTGGATCTCTGCGCTGATGCACGTATCAGGCATAACGTTTCTAATACTGTAACTGTTATGCCTCATCAGTGGTCTCAAGTAGAAGATTATGTCTATAAGAATAGACACTCATTTGCTGGTATATCTTTTTTAGCTGGTATGGGTGATAAGGACTTTAACCAAGCTCCTATGACAGAAGTACTCACAGAAGATCAGATTGTTAATCGGTATGGTAAAGCTGCTTTGTTTGCATCTGGCTTGATTGTAGATACACGCAAGTCTGGTTTCCGTGATCTATGGGATGCTACTATGCAAGCTCAAACACCTGCTGAGTACCGAGGAGAAGTATCTGATCTAAACGCTGAATGGATTCGTCGTTTCAAGAAGTTCGCAGATAACTATTTTATGAATGATCTTAAAGAAGCAGAGTATTGTCTTAAGGATGTTTTTTTGCTACATAAGTGGACTAAGGCACAACAGAACCTATCACCTATTGACTTTGTATCTCAGCTAGAGATTAAAAAGTTTACTGATGTAGATACGATTGGTTCAGCAGCTTGTGTTGGTGGAGCTTGCGAAATAACGTTTTAGGAGAAAACATGGAAGAAGAATATTGGACCGAGTGTATTGCCTGTGATACAGAATCCCAGGTGATGGTATTAGATAATGATGAAGAACCTCAATATTGCCCAATGTGTGGCTCTCCTATGCAGTTTGAGCGACTAGAAGAAGAGTGATAAATAATCCCATCGAAAGGTGGGATTTTTTTTATGTGGATGTACAATAATAATGAGTATGACGAAACGCCAGAAGAATATCAAGGTTTTGTTTATCTCATAACAGAGCTTGATACTGATAAGAAATATATTGGTAAAAAGTTTTTCTGGAAGCCTAAGACTCTCCCTATAACTAAAAGTAGGAAAAGACGCGTTAAAACTCGTGTAGAGTCTGACTGGCGTTCATACTATGGAAGTTCTAAAGAGGTGCAGCAGCTAGTAGAAGACAAAGGCTCAGATAGCTTTAAACGTGAAATACTACGGCTATGTAAGACAAAGGGTGAATGCTCATATTTCGAAGCTAAATACCAATTTGACAATGATGTGTTGCTTCGCGACGATTTTTACAATGAATTTGTAGGATGTAGGATTCATAGTAAACATTTAGAGAAGAGCATAAAAGATGAATATAAACGAATATGACGTAACAGTAATAAAAGTGGTAGATGGTGATACAGTTGATGTAGATATCGATCTGGGCTTTGGAGTATGTTTAAAAGATGAGCGTGTTAGAATCATGGGCATCGANACTCCTGAGAGTCGCACTANAGATAAGGTAGAAGACTTATTCGGAGAAGCTGCTAAAGCTAGACTCAAAGAACTTATGAAGCACGGNGGTAAACTGATTACNACAGAGAATAAAGACGGTGAGGATATGAAGGGTAANTTTGGTCGTATTCTCGGGGATTTTAAAGTTAATTATAATGGTGAGATGAAAAGGGTTACAGAGATAATGGAACAGGAAGGTCATT